GGTATCAAAAGACTTTTTGATGGGCGAAAAAAAAGCCCCACCTAAGTGGGGCATAGTTGGTTAGTGTTGCTGACTGAATAGTTCCAGTGCCTTCCTTAACAACTCTCTAGTGTCATTAGCACTCTTAACTGGAGCGTTACCTTCAATGTAGGTCTGTAAGTCTCTTATCTTCTTGCAGATTTTAGCGTTGACCTTGTTAGACTCATTGACCACTGGATCATCTGTCTTAACCACGTGGGTGGGTTGTTGCGGTGCCTTCTTAGACTTGCTATCCCTGTATGCCTCATCTTGTCTTAACCGCATGGCGTTCCTATCATCCGTCATATACTTATTGACTTTGATAGATAGGTCGCGCTTCTCTTTTTTCTTTGCATCGCTCAATGCCTTGGTAGGTATATTGAGTAGCTTAACCGCTGAAGCACTTAGTCCTTTGGCCCTAGCAACCTGTAACTCTGCCCTTAATTCCGGTGTAGCTGTGGATTGGTGGCCATCGCATTCCTTACCAACTGGGATCCATTGCGTCCAGTGGTAGCCCTCGGATACGGCCAGATCATAGGCCGCTTGTGTTGCTTTGCGTCCGCCCTCGTCCTTCCGTGTTGCGTTAGTGAGTGCCTGCGCTAGTGTCTTGCTAATTGTTTCGATTGACTTGTTCATAATGTAATACCTTATATAGTTATCAACAGCGTTATTGCTGAAGATGGTTGTATATTAACAAGTTTACACATAAATACAATAGATAGGTTACAAATGTATACATATGTATACAAAAAGGTACGATTCGATATGGAGCGACACCTACCCCGCCCCCATGACCCACTTGGCACAGCAGGAGTCCCGCCGCTCTATGTATTACCAATTTACACAAATAAATCACTTTTTTCTGAGTTCAGTACCCCTACCCCCTCTATATAGGAACACCCCCCACCTATTTTATAAACCCGACTTGTAAAAAATTTTTTATACTGTACTGTATATACGTGTTCGGCTATTACGGAGAAATGCTATCAAAGTATCCAATAGAGTAAACAACTCATCGCATGTAGGTAGGGTAGGGGAGTTTTTTGCTATGTATATGTTAGAACGTGCCGGTATAGAGTGCCACCATGTAGACCGTTCCGGAGTAGACCTATGGTGCCAGTCAAACAATAACGATATGTTTACCCTACAAGTAAAAGCTGCAAACCCTTCTAAGATAACAGAAGATAAATCACTTACCCGCTACTACTATAATCTACGCACACCCAAGTTAGCAGACTTCTATATGTTCATAGCCTTAGATATGCAAAAAGTAATTATTATGGGGGCAAACGAGTTAGGGCGTAGAACGGGTATGAACTTAAACCCTAACAAGTTTACAGGTGAAGCAGAACAAGAAGGGCTTTACACCCTACAGAATTTTAAAAGGGGAGACCCTCATCTAACGCAATAAGTAATAATCCTGTAACAACGACAACACACGCCGAAATAATAAACAAAGTAATACCAAACACAAAATAGCCTCAATACAGTGGGGGGTTAAAAGAGGCGGTATTGTATAGTTAGCCGGGTATGATCGGAAATGTATAATAATCATGCATCGCATACCATAAATGGTATGAGTAACTCACCTACACTTGTTTATAGAAAATAAGTGTGTTACAAAGGCACTCCGGTTTAACAACCTGCGATTACAATATGACTATTAAACTCGAACCTGAGACTGGGGTTCCGCTATTTGATGACGATCCTGCGGTGGACTTGAGTGTCCGTGCGCAAGCAGCGAAGACTACGGCCTTAGAGCTGGCAGAACACGGGCTAGAATTGAAGCCTAATAAAGAAGATGAAGACGTAGCAGCTAAAATTGCTTTAGCGTATGCCGATGACCCTGAAAAGACATCGAAAAAAGCAACAAACAAACGTATAGCTAACCTGACCCCAGCCTCGCTGGTGCTAACTAGCAACATACTTACCGAATTTGGCGCCTCTGTAGTGGAGTCAGCCGTTTCTGTGCGTCATTTAGTAACAAATAAGCTAATATTAGAGACAGAAAACCCCGACCCACGTGTCCGTATCCGAGCGTTGGAGTTACTGGGTAAGATTTCAGACGTAGGGTTGTTTGCAGAGAAGTCAGAAGTGACCGTTACACACCAGTCAACGGATGATTTGAAGGCAAAACTACGTAATAAGCTAGAAAAACTGGTAAATCCTGTAGACGAAGTCGTTTTAGACGGCCAAACCATAGATGTAGACGCAGAACTAGGGCTATTAAGTAGTGAATGACGGTGCTGTAGACTTTACCCAAGAAGAAATCCAGCATATGTTGGATAACATTGACGCATTTACTACTGATGAAGTAGTTGAGATAGAAAAACTCGTCGATGAGCTGGATAAAAGACGTACAGTCAAAGCCGCGCACGACGATTTGATTGAATTCTGTAAAATCATGCAACCTGACTACTTAGTTGGGAAACATCATCGCATGTTGGCTGATTTGCTAATGGAAATCGAAAGAGGGGACAAAGACAGAGCGTGTGTAAACATACCTCCTCGTCATGGTAAGTCCCAACTTGTATCTATATTTTACCCCGCGTGGTATCTAGGACGTAACCCTAACAAAAAGGTTATGATGGTATCGCATACTACCGATTTGGCAGTAGACTTCGGGCGTAAGGTACGTAATATTTTAGCTAGTGAAGCCTACTCAGATATCTTCCCAACAGTAAAACTTGCAAGTGACTCTAAATCAGCCGGACGATGGAACACAAACATGGGTGGTGAATACTACGCCTGTGGTGTTGGTTCTGCATTGGCTGGTCGTGGTGCCCACTTACTACTAGTAGATGATCCGCACTCTGAGCAAGACGTTATTAATGGTAACTTTGTGGTGTTTGAAAAGGCATACGAGTGGTTTACATTTGGTGCTCGTACTCGTCTTATGCCCGGAGGTAGCGTAGCTATTATCCAAACTAGATGGCATATGGACGACCTGACGGGCCGTGTAGTTAAAGATATGACTCAAAATGAGCGAGCTGACCAGTATGAGGTCATTGAATTCCCTGCAATACTAGATGTAGATGATAAAGAAACAGGTAAACCCATACAAAAACCCCTATGGCCTGAGTTTTTTGATCTTGAAGCCCTACTACGTACCAAGGCATCTATGCCTACGTTCCAGTGGAACGCTCAATATCAACAACAACCCACCGCAGAAGAGGCAGCACTGGTCAAACGAGAGTGGTGGAACGAGTGGGATGCAGAGCGGCCACCCACCTGCGAGTATATAATCATGTCCCTTGACTCCGCAGCCGAAAAACACAACCGTGCTGACTTTACAGCACTTACTACGTGGGGGGTGTTTCTTAATGAGGAGACTTCGGCGTATAATATAATCTTGCTTAATAGTATAAAAGAGCGTATGGAGTTCCACGAGCTAAAAGAACTAGCTATGGATCAGTATATGGAATGGGAACCAGACGCTTTCATAGTAGAGAAAAAGAGTTCTGGGGTAGCATTATACCAAGAAATGCGTCGTATGGGCTTACTTGTACAAGAATATACCCCCCATAGAGGTTCTGGTGATAAACTAGCACGTCTAAACTCTGTATCTGATATCGTGCAATCTGGCTTAGTATGGGTTCCACAGACTAGATGGGCAGAGGAAGTAGTAGAAGAGATCGCTGGGTTTCCCTTTATGAGCCATGACGATCTAGTGGATTCCACAGTTATGGCACTTATGCGGTTCAGACAAGGCGGATTTATACGACTACCAACTGATGAGCCAGAAGAAATTAAATACTTTAAACATCGCGGTAGCGGGTTTTATTAAGAGGTTACAAAATGGCAATTGAGAAAGGTATCTACGCCGCACCAGAAGGCATAGAAGACGTAGAAGTAGAGAAAGTCGCAGGTGAGAAAGAACTAGAAATAGAAATAGTTGACCCTGAGATGGTTACTTTATCCGACGGAAGTATGGAGATAACACTGATTCCGGGCGGGGACGAGTCTGATCTATTAGGTTTTGACGCTAATCTAGCAGAAGCTATAGACGAAGGATACCTAAACGAGTTAGCAGGTGACCTAATAGGTATGGTAGATGGAGACGTAGATAGCCGAAAAGATTGGGCTGATACCTACGTTAAAGGTCTTGATATATTAGGGTTTAAGTACGAAGAGCGTACAACTCCTTGGCAAGGCGCTTGTGGCGTAAACTCTACCGTTTTAGCTGAGGCTGCAATACGTTTCCAAGCAGAGACTATGAGCGAGACTTTCCCTGCTGCTGGCCCCGTAAAGGTTAAAGTATTAGGTAAAGAGACTAAAGATAAGTTAGAAGCAGCAGAGCGTGTCAAAGCAGACATGAACTACGAGCTTACTGAGAACATGGTTGAATATCGCCCAGAACATGAGCGTATGCTATATAGCCTAGGACTCGCAGGATCAGCGTTTAAGAAGGTTTACTTTGACCCTAATATGGGAAGACAAGCAGCCATCTACATCCCAGCAGAAGACGTTATAGTGCCTTATGGCGCATCTAATATTGAGTCTGCCGAGCGTGTTACCCATGTAATGCGTAAGACCAAGAATGAAGTAATGCGGTTACAGGCTAGTGGGTTTTACACAGATATAGAATTAGGTGACCCTGCTCCTTTCCATACAGATATTGAGGAAAAGAAAGCCGAAGAAGGTGGGTATGACATTACTGACGATGATCGATATACGATATACGAGATCCACGCAGATCTTATTATTGAAGGTATAGATGATGAAGATGGACTAGCAAAACCTTACATATTTACAATAGAGCGTGGCACTGAAAACGTACTGGCTATACGTCGTAACTGGGACGAAGAAGACATGCTTAATATGAAGCGTCAACACTTCGTACATTACGTATATGTCCCCGGATTTGGATTCTACGGCCTTGGACTGATCCATATAGTAGGTGGGTACGCTAAAGCAGGAACGTCGATTATACGACAATTGGTGGACGCTGGTACCCTATCTAACTTACCGGGAGGATTAAAGTCTAGAGGATTACGTATTAAGGGTGACGACTCTCCTATAGAACCGGGTGAATTTAAAGACGTTGATGTGCCATCAGGCAGTATACGTGAAAACATAATGCCTCTCCCTTACAAGGAGCCAAGCCAAACCCTACTAGCATTGTTAAACCAGATCACTACTGAAGGCCGTCGTTTAGGCGCTATCAGTGATATGAACATATCTGATATGTCTGCGAATGCACCTGTAGGGACTACGTTAGCCCTACTAGAACGTACTCTAAAACCTATGGCAGCAGTACAGGCGCGTGTTCACTACGCTATGAAGTTAGAGTTTAAGATGCTCAAGGCTATCATGGCGGAGGAAGCGTCCGTAGAATACGATTATATGCCTAATAGAGGCGAAGTAGCAGCACGGCAGTCTGACTACGCTATGGTCGATGTAATCCCTGTAAGTGACCCTAACAGCTCTACAATGGCACAGCGAGTAGTACAGTATCAAGCAGTGTTACAAATGTCACAACAGGCGCCACAGATATACAACTTACCTCAATTACATCGGCAGATGATTGAAGTGCTCGGCGTCAAAAACGCTGACAAGTTAGTCCCTACGGAAGATGATATTAGACCTACTGACCCCGTAAGCGAAAATATGAACGTGCTAACAGGTACCCCCATAAAAGCGTTTATAAATCAAGACCACGAAGCTCATATAATGGCTCATCAGTCGTTTATGCAAGACCCTATGGTTGCTCAAACCATCGGTCAGAACCCGCAGGCACAACAGATTATGGCTGCATTGCAAGCACACCTAGCGGAGCATATAGGGTTTAGATACCGTAAGCAGTTGGAAGACAAGCTGGGCGTTGCTCTACCACCACCTAATGAGGAGCTACCTGAAGAGATTGAAGTTCAGTTGTCTAGGCTCATATCAGAAGGCGGTAAGCAGCTTACACAGCAGCATCAACAGGAAGCCGCGCAGAAACAAGCGCAGCAAAAACAGCAAGATCCTATAGTTCAGCTACAACAAGCGGAACTACAGGTTAAGCAGCAAGAAGTACAACGTAAAGCTCAAAAAGATCAAGCTGATATACAGCTAAAACAAGCAGAGTTACAGCGTAAAACGCAAAAAGATCAAGCTGATGTAACGATAGATCAGCAACAACTCGAAATAGAAAGACAAGAGTTGGAAATAGATGCTCAGAAAGCTGGAGCTAAACTAGCTGCCGACAGAAGGACAGCTAACACCAAACTCGACCTTGACTTAATGAAAGCAACTAGTGAGGTCGATCGCAAACGTAAGGAATAAATCATGGCTAAAACCGTCTTTGACGTGCTAAAAAATAAAATCGAGGATGACATGTCCTCTGCAACAGAATTTCTAGGTAATGGTGGGGCTAAAGACTTCGCTCAATACAAAGAAATAACAGGAATGCTACGAGGTCTCACTTCCTGTCTGAATCATGTAAATGACCTCTCGCGTAATTATATGGAAGAAGATAATGACTGATTTGAATATAGTACCTAAAGAAGCGGAAAATGACGCAGAGCTTGATCTACAAATACCCACTCCCGTGGGATATCGTATATTAGTAGCCATGCCGGAAGTAGAAGATACGTACGGTGAAAGTGGCATAATTAAGTCTAGTAAGGATATGCACCAAGAATACATTATGTCTACTATCGGGGTTGTACTTGATATGGGCAAGCAAGCGTATTCTGATAAAGAGCGTTTTCCTACTGGCCCTTGGTGTAAGACAGGCGACTATGTAATGTTCCGTGCCAATACTGGTACACGTTTTAAAGTAGGTGGTGTTGAGTATCGTTTAATGAACGATGATTCAATTGAAGCAGTAGTAAACGATCCTCGTGGCGTTACACGAGTGTGAGGAGTAGATAATGGGATTTGAAAAAGTAGAGTACACCTTTCCTGACGAACAAGAGGAAAAGGATATAGAGATAGAAAACTCTAGTGCTATAGAAATTGATATATCTGGTAAATCAGAACCAGAGGAAAAACCAGCTAAAGAAGAAAAGCCTGCTAAAGAAGACGTGGAGCTTGAAATTGTAGATGACACGCCGAAAGCAGATAGAGGGCGTAAAGCATCTAAACCTCCTGAAGACCTTACTGATGAAGAGTTAGAAGATTATTCAGATAAGGTACGTAAAAGAATACAGCACTTCAGTAAAGGCTACCACGATGAGCGTCGAGCTAAAGAAGCAGCACACCGTGAACGAGTAGAGTTTGAGAATTACGCGAAATCACTTGTTGAGGAGAATAACAAGCTAAAGAGTAGCGTTGAAAAAAATCAAGCAGCTTTACTGGAGCAAGCTAAAAAGAACTCAGCGATAGAAGTGCTATCTGCAAAGCGGGCATACAAACGAGCGTATGAAGCAGGAAATGCAGATAAATTATTAGACGCGCAAGAAAAGCTAACAAATGCTAAGATAAAGGCGGATAAATTAGGTGATTTTGAACCGGAGTCTTTACAACAAGCTGAGATTCCTGTACAAATACCACAAGAAGCTCCTATTCAGGTAGATACCAAAGCGTCCGATTGGGCAAATGAAAATTCTTGGTTCGGTTCTGATGACGAGATGACAGCTTATGCTATGGGTGTACACAGTAAGCTGGTTAAGCAAGGTGTGGACACCGCTAGTGATGAATACTACGAGACTATTAATTCTCGTATGCGAAATACCTTCCCCGAAGAGTTTGGGGAAACTGAAGAGTTAGAGGAAAAACCAAGTAAGCGACAGTCTAATGTGGTTGCCCCCGCTACGCGGAGCACAGCACCCAAAAAGGTGCGATTAACGCAGACACAGGTGGCTATTGCTAAGAAACTTGGGGTACCCCTTGACTTATACGCCAAAAAGGTTGCAGAAGAGATGAGGAAAGTATGATGGCTGAGAACAGAATTAAACGTGAAGAAGTCACCCGTGAAAAAACGGCCCGTAAATCAGCTTGGACTAGGCCAGAAGTATTACCTTCACCTAACCCTGAGCAGGGCTATGCATTTCGCTGGATTCGTGTAAGCACGCAAGGTAACGTAGACGCCACTAATGTGTCCTCAAAACTACGCGAAGGTTGGGAGCCAGTAAAGGCATCGGATCACCCAGAGATTACTCTTGTATCTATAGAGAACGAAAAGTTCAAAGATAACTTGATAATTGGTGGGTTGATGCTATGTAAAGCTCCTGTTGAAATGGTTGATGAGCGTAATACTTATTATAATGATCAAAGTAAAGCGCAGATGCAATCAGTTGATAACAGCCTTATGCGAGAAAACGACCCTAGAATGCCACTGTTTAACGATCGTAGATCGAAAGTTACCTTTGGTAGCGGGTCATAACTAAACTATTTTATAGGTGAAATAAATGGCAACTACAGCCTCTCCATACGGGTTTGTTCCCGTACGTAAAGCTGACGGTACACCTTACGCTGGTGCCCGTGACGCTTTTCTTATTACTCCTGCTGGCGTAGCTCAGAACATCGGCTATGGTTCTATTGTTGAGCTAAACGCAGGATATGTCCAACTAGCTTCTGGCACTGGTGCAGATGCAACTACTAACAACCTTGGCGGTAACGGTATCGGTGCTCTGGGTGTGTTCGTTGGTTGTGAATACATCAACGCTGAAGGTCAGTTGATTTTTGCTCAGTACTACCCTTCAGGCACTGCTAACGCTACTGCTTATGTAGTAACTGATCCGGGTGTAACTTTCCAAGTACAAGCTGATGGCGCTATTGCTCAGACTGCTCTTGGACATAATGCTCCTTTGACTGGCGCACAGAATGCAACTACTTCTGTAAACACCTCCACTGGCAAGTCTAACATTGCGTTGGACGCTACTACTGCTACTGCAACTAAAGCGTTCAAAGTAATCGGCTTTGTAACTAAGCCCGGTTCTGCCATTGGCGACGCTAAGACTGATGTCTTGGTTAAATTTAACCTACCGTACCACCAGTTTGGTACCGGCATCGTAGGAGAATAACTAGATGGCTATTTCAAGAAGTCAATTACTTAAAGAGCTACTCCCCGGACTAAATGCATTATTCGGTCTAGAGTACGCGAAATATGGTGAAGAGCATAAAGAGATTTTCGAGACTGAAACCTCTGACCGTTCTTTTGAAGAAGAAACTAAACTGTCTGGTTTTGGCTCTGCCCCAACTAAGGCGGAAGGTTCTGCAATCGAGTATGATAACGCGCAGGAAGCATGGAGCGCACGTTATACGCACGAAACTGTTGCAATGGGTTTCTCAATCACTGAAGAAGCGATTGAAGATAACTTGTATGACTCTCTGTCATCTCGTTACACCAAAGCACTGGCTCGCGCTATGGCTTACACTAAGCAAGTTAAAGCGTCAGATATTTTGAACAATGCTTTTGCTGCTGGCACCACTTACGGTGACGGGCAATCTCTATGTTCAACAGCGCACCCACTTGTTTCTGGTGGAACTAACTCTAACCGCCCTGCGGTTGCGGCTGACCTTAACGAAACTTCTTTGGAAGCAGCTATCATTCAGATTGCTGGCTACACCGATGAGCGTGGTCTTTTGATCGCGGCCAAGCCTAAGAAGCTAGTTATTCCACCTTCCTTACAGTTCGTTGCAACTCGTTTGCTTGAGACTGAAGGACGTGTAGGAACTGCTGACAACGACATCAACGCCATTATGACTAACGGCGCAGTACCCGGCGGATATGCGGTCAACCATTATTTGACTGACACTGATGCATGGTTCTTGATGACTGATGTACCTAACGGTTTGAAGCACTTCGTTCGTAGCCCAATGGCTACTTCTATGGATGCTGACTTCGATACCGGCAACAGCCGTTACAAGGCTCGTGAGCGTTATTCGTTTGGCGTTTCCGATCCACTGGGTATCTTTGGATCACCCGGCGCTTAATAGCGTAGTAACATGCTGTACTAAGGGGGCTTCGGCCCCCTTTTTTGTGTTTGACTTATAACCACACACTGTGATATGTTTCTGTATATCGGGAAACAATCCGGTGAATCTGACAGACCCGACTGACGACATGTAGACAGATTCGCTTTAACTCACATGTGAGAACTTTATAATGGCTCAAACAACTTTTTCAGGCCCAGTCCGTTCGGACAATGGCTTTCAAATCCCCGTAGTAACTACTGCCAATCTTCCAGCTTTTGGTGATGTAGCTGTAGGTACTGCATATATGGTTAGTGACAATGGCGGCGGCGACAACGAATACTGTATTGTTATTAACACTGGCGCTGCTTGGGTAACTGCTGTAGGTGCGGCTCTTAGCTAATAGGAGGCATTTATGTCTAGTTCTGATGTTTCCGCAAAGCGGGTTACTGGAGCAGGTTCACTAGCGGTAGGGCCAGCACGCGTACGACAAGTGCAGGTGCTTACTAATACTACTGGCGCAGGTCGGCTTACTATAACTGATGGTAATGGTGGTTCTACTCTTTTAGATATTGATTTTGAAGCAAATGACTCTCACTCCGTTAACATACCCGACTATGGTGTACGTTTTCAGGATGATGTTTTCATCACTGTATTAACCAATATTACCGCTATGACAGTGTTTTATAGCTAATGCGTAAGTACTATAAAAGAGGCGGTGGAGTGGGCATGAAAGGTATGTCCATTAAAAGTGGGGATAAACGCCCCACTAAATCTGGCGCGGGTATGACCGCTAAAGGCGTAGCTAAGTACAGAAAAAATAATCCCGGTTCTAAATTAAAGACCGCGGTTACCGAGGATAAACCAACTGGTAAGCGGGCGAGTAGGCGTAAGTCCTATTGCGCTCGTTCTGCCGGACAAATGAAGAAGTTTCCTAAAGCGGCTAAAGATCCTAATTCAAGGTTACGGCAAGCTAGGAAACGATGGAAATGTTAGGAGAATAACATGGCAGAATCAACTAAAGACTTAGTTGCAAAACGCGACATGCAACTTAGGATGTTTGACAGCATAGAAGAGAACGGAAAAAATGGAGGCAAAAAAGGACAAAAAAATAAAAAAGCTCCTAAATCTGTTCAAGGCGCAGGCAACATGCCCCTAAGCGACGCGAAGGCTGCCAAGCAAGTAGAGATTTTAAAAGCTCAAAATAAGGAGAAAGAAGTGAAAAAAATGAACAGAGGTGGCATGGCACGGAAAATGATTACCGAAGCGGATGTACCGGAATCTGGCCCTACAAAACCTATGACAGGTGGCCCACAGCCTAAGAAAAAGAAACGTGCTCCAATGGGTATGGATCAAGGCAGTGGTGGCGCTATGCCACGTATGAAGAAAGGCGGTAAGGTTCGTGGCTGCGGTATGGCTCGTGGTGGTAGAGTTTGTAAAATGGTCAAGATGAAAGGTGCATAGTGCGGCGCTATTACAAAAAAAGTAGCTGTGGTTGTGGGTATAAGAAAGGCGGTACAGTAAAAGACGCCTGCTACACCAAAGTAAAGAAGCAATATAAGGTGTTCCCGTCTGCTTATGCGTCGGGAGCCATTGCTAAATGCCGGAAGAAAAAGGCTGGTAAGTAATGCGGACGTACTACAAGTCTGGCGGTAAAATACGTAAGACAGAGAAAGGTGCTTCTTTAAAACGATGGTTCCAAGAAGACTGGAAAGACGTTAAAACCGGTAAGGCTTGTGGTAGAAAGAAGGGAGATGGTAGAGGAACACCTTACTGCCGCCCTAGCAAACGGGTATCTGAGAAGACTCCTAAGACCTCTGGCGAAATGTCTAGCGCCGAGAAGAAAAAGAAGGTAGCCGAAAAGAAAAGACTAGGACAACCAGCAGGTAAACCTAGACGAGTATCAGCTACTAAGCGGAGAAAGAAATAATGGCTACATCAGGTACTACAGCGTTTAATATGGACTTCACAGAGATCGCTGAAGAAGCGTTTGAACGTGCGGGACGAGAAATGCGCTCTGGGTATGATCTCCGCACTGCCAGACGGTCTATGAATTTGCTTACTATAGAGTGGCAGAACCGCGGCATTAACATGTGGACTATTGATGAAGGTACTATTAATTTAGTTAAAGGCCAGACTCAGTATGATCTACCCGCAGATACTATTGATTTACTAGAGCATCAGATACGTACAGGTAGTGGAAATACAGCTACGCAGAGTGACCTTACTATAAGTCGTATTAGTGTAAGTACCTACGCATCTATACCTAATAAGTTAACACAAGGTAGACCTATACAACTGTATATTGAGCGTTTACGCGACGCTCCTAAAGTAAACATATGGCCTATACCTGATAACAACGATTATGTATTGTATTATTGGCGTATGCGCAGAATACAAGACGCTGGTACGGGTGTAGACACCGCGGATATGAACTTTAGGTTTTTTCCTTGTCTAGTAGCTGGACTAGCTTACTATATAGCTATGAAGTTACCCGAAATGGTAGATAGAGTACCTATGCTAAAGGCTGTGTATGACGAACAATTTGAGATGGCCGCAGGAGAAGATAGAGAAAAAACCTCAGCTAGGTTTGCTCCGCGTATAGGATACGTATAATTATGGGGACGCAGTTTGCATCAAACAATAAGGCTATTTCGTACTGCGATGTGTGTGGATTCCAGTATAAATTACGAGAACTGCGCAATCTAATAGTCAAGAATAGAGATACTAACATAAAGGCTTGTCCCGAATGTTGGAATGAAGATCAGCCACAAAATATGCTGGGTGAGTTTCCTGTATATGATCCGCAAGCATTGCGTGATCCACGACCAGACCAGAGTCTAGGTGAGTCAGGAAACAATAGTAGTAGGGATATACAGTGGGGTTGGAATCCTGTAGGTGGAGGAATTGATCCTTTTGAATTAACCCCCAATGTATTGTTAATAACTGGTAGTATAGGACAAGTTACTGTAACTACCTCATAGGAGCATTAATATGCCAAAAGTAGGAAATAAAGAATTCCCGTATACCGATGCAGGGAAAAAAGCGGCCAAGAAAGAATCTAAGAAGACTGGTGAGTCTATGACTAGCGCCTATTCTAAGGGTGGTAAAGTAAAAATCCGTGGGACTGGAGCAGCTACTAAAGGGCTATATGCTCGCGGCCCGATGGCATAAATATGAATTACACGGAACTGAAAGCTAATATCCAAGACATATGTGAGAACACGTTCACAGATGATCAACTTGCTATGTTTACGCAACAAGCAGAGCAGAAGATATATAACTCAGTTCAGATACCCGCATTGCGTAAAAATGTTACAGGTACACTAACAAACGGTAATAAATATGTAGGCGCACCTACTGATTTTTTATGGTCGTACTCTCTTGCAGTTGTGGATAGTAGTGGTAACTATACTTACCTACTTAATAAGGATGTCAATTTTATACGTGAGGCATACCCTAATCCTACAAGTACGGGGTTACCTAAACACTACGCATATTTTGATGATGACTCTTTTATAGTTGGGCCAACTCCAGATGCGGCGTATGCTATGGAGCTTCATTATGGGTATTACCCTCAGTCTATAGTTACCGCAGGTACTACATGGCTAGGAAATGAGTTTGACTCTGCGTTGTTAAATGGCGCGTTAGTAGAAGCAGTCCGATTTATGAAAGGCGAACCAGACAT